GGTAATTTGTGCGCGCGATTTTTTTTTAGCGACAAGAACTATAAGTGTGGTTTATATTTGAGTAGATAGTATGGCAACGATAAAAACAGTAGCAGAACATTTAGACCTTTCATCGGTTAGAGTACATGACCTTTTTAACGAAAATATACTCATTAAATCAGGCAAATCAGGTGGACAAGACCTAGATGATTGTCGTGTAAGATACATTCGTTATTTAAGATCACTTGCTAAAGGTAAACAACATGGAAGTGGTGATTTAAACGAAGAACGAACACGACTAACCAAAGCACAAGCCGATAGAGCAGAGTTAGAGTTACAAGAAAAGGAAGATGAACTAATATCAGCCGATCTAATCAAAACTATATGGTCAGATTATGTTAGTAATGTAAGAAGTAAGATATTAGCACTACCAACCAAGCTAGGACACCTAACCCAAGCAGCCGAAACACCACAAGAAGCACAAGCTATTATCAAAGAAGCTGTGTATGAATGTTTAGAGGAATTATCAGAAGATGCAACAAGAATTAGCGATAACGATTAATAAAACAAATATATCTAATACCAATTATTCAGTTAGCAGGATAAGTCGTAATCAAACTGAAAAATACATTTTGGAAATACACTATGCAAAAAGATATCCACAGATGAAATATGCTTATGGGCTTTTCAAAAATGAAAAATTAGTAGGTGTCATAACTTATGGCATACCTGCATCAAGATCATTATGCAAAGGTATAGCAGGAGAAGAATACATAGATGATATATTAGAATTGAATAGACTATGTCTTTTACACAATCTGAAAAATGAAGCATCTATGCTTGTCGCATCTTCTTTGAAAGAATTACCAAAACCCAAAATTGTAGTTAGTTATGCTGACAGTTCTCAAAATCATATTGGATATGTCTATCAAGCAACAAATTTTATATATACAGGACTTAGCGATAAGAGGAAAGAATGGCGAATGATAAACGATAATAGGCATAGCAAAACAATATGTGAAAAATACTCTTTAGAGGAGAGAAAAAACAATCCTGACAAATTTATACATATTGATAGACCAAGAAAGCACAGATATCTTTATATTTGTGGAGATAAAAGATATAAAAAAAATATGTTGTCTAAAATCAAATACCCAATATACCCATATCCAAAATGCAACAGCTAAATCCGATATGGCAGACAATAAGTGATATTTGGAAACCACCACCTAACTTATCTGTAGCTGAATGGAGTGACAATCATAGAAAACTATCATCTGAATCATCAGCCGAAGCTGGTCAATGGCGAACAGATCGTGTGCCATTCCAACGAGAGATTATGGAAGTTATTAATGATCCAAATGTTGAAGAAATAACTTTCTTAAAATCAGCCCAAGTTGGGGCTACGGAAATACTACTTAATACGATTGGCTACTATATAGATCAAGAACCATCAACCATTCTGTGCTTACAACCAACACTAACAATGGCACAAGCATTTAGTAAAGATCGGTTAGCACCTATGCTTAGAGATACACCAAGACTAAAAGGCAAGGTTCGTGATCCAAGAACTAGAGACGCAGAAAATACAACTCTACACAAAAAATATGCAGGTGGTCATATAACTATAGTCGGTGCTAATAGTGCTTCAGGTCTTGCATCAAGACCAATTAGAATATTGTTATGTGATGAAGTAGATAGGTTTCCTATATCAGCAGGAACGGAAGGCGATCCGATCAATCTAGCAAGAAAAAGAACTACCACCTTTTGGAATCGTAAAATTATCCTAACATCAACACCAACAATAAAAGGATTATCACGAATAGAAAAAGCATTCGATGAATCAGATAAAAGAGTGTATAAAGTACCATGCCTAGAATGTAACCAATACCAACAATTAAAATGGCAACAAATAACATGGCTTGAAAATAAACCTGAAACAGCTTCACTATCATGTGAACATTGTGGAGTAATTATTCCTGAAAGTAAAAAACAACAAATGTTGTTGAAAGGAAAATGGGAAGCACAAAACCCTGAAGCAAAAAAAGTAGGCTTTCATATTTCAGAATTATACTCACCTTTTAGAACATGGGTAGAGTTAGTGCAAGATTTCTTAGAAGCTAAAAAATCACCTGAACAGCTACAAACATTTATCAATACATCATTAGGAGAAACTTGGGAAGAACAAGGAGAAGAAATAGAAGCAGAAGGTTTGATGTCAAAGTGTGAACAGTACAATCACGAAGCTATACCTGATGAAGTCTTAGTAATAACAGCAGGAGTAGATACACAGAATGACAGAGTAGAAGTTCAAGTAATCGGCTGGGCTGATAACCATGAAGCATGGGTATTGGAATACAAAATTATATGGGGTAATCCAGCCACAAAAGAGATATGGCAAGAATTAGATCAATTTTTAAAAGAAATCTACACCAAACAAGATGGTAGTAAGTTGCCTATTGCTTGTACTGCAATAGATAGTGGACACCAAACAGATCAGGTTTATGCCTTCTGTCATGGCAAAAACCAAAGAAGAATATTCGCTATCAAAGGTGCATCTACTAAAAATAAACCAATAGTATCAAGACCAACATTTGTTGGTAGAAGAAAAACAGCACTTTATTCTCTTGGTGTTGATACAGCAAAAGATTTTATTCATGCAAGATTAAAAGATGAAGATACTAACCTTATACATTTTCCCAACACAGTAGATGAAGAATATTTTAAACAACTAACTGCTGAAAGACGAATACAAAAGTTTGTACGAGGTAAAAAAACGATGGTGTGGCAGCAAACTCGAAAAAGGAACGAAGCACTTGATACATTTGTGTACGGACTAGCAGCAATCCACATATTACAACCAAACTTTGATAAGCTACAATCAGCAGTATCAGATACAGTAAAAGAGACAAAAATTCAACAAAAACCATCATTAATTAGGGATAGAAGGCGATTATATCGCAGAAAGCCTAAGAATTTTGTTACGAGTTGGAAAGATTAGCATTATAATTTAGGTTACACTATTGACATGAGCAACTTATTCGACAGAGCAAACTACCCAACACAAGAACCTGATGAATTAGTAGTAGGCGATCGATGGGTGTGGAGACGAGACGATTTAGTAACTGATTACCCTTTAGATTCGTATGCTCTCGAATATAGATTTACAGAAGATAATACAGGATCATCAAATGCTTTCACTATTGCAGCCACAGAAGCAGAATCGACATATTTAGTTGAAATTGCTAGTGCTACCACAGCCAATCTAGTTGCAGGTGACTATCAATGGGCTGCTTTCATTATCAGATCAGCAGATTCACAAAGGCTGGTAGTAGATCAAGGCAGAACAACAATCTTACCCAACCTACAAAACACAACAGCAGATTTAAGAAGTCATGCAAAGATTTGTTTGGATAATATAGAAGCTGTATTAGAAAATAGAGCAACACAAGATCAAATGTCATATTCTATAGCTGGTCGTTCTTTATCAAGAATGTCAGTTGATGATTTACTTACATTTAGAGATAGATACAAAACCGAATATAATGAAGAAATTAAAAGAGCAAGAATAAAAAACAACCAAGATACAGGAAACACAATAAAAGTTAGATTTTAAAAATGGCAATTTGGGATAATTTATTTAAAAGTCGTAAAAAGGCAAAACGAAAGGTAAGAAACTATACAGCAGCCAACACAGGTAATTTATTTGCCGATTGGGTTAGTGGTTCTAATAGTGCTGATTCTAATATTCGTTTTAATCTTAGAAAAATACGAGATAGATGTCGTGAACAAGCAAGAAACAATGATTATGCAAAGAGATATTTGCAGTTATTAGTTACAAATGTAGTTGGACAACATGGTATAAGGCTTCAATCTAAAGCTAGAAATGATGATAGAAGGCTAGATTTTGTTGGTAATCAAGCATTAGAAACAGAGTGGCGAAAGTGGTGCAAGATAGGCAACTGTACTATTGATGGCAAAATGTCTTTCATTGATGCTCAAAAATTGTTCATCGAAACACTAGCTAGGGATGGTGAGGTCTTAATAAGACACATTACCACTAATGATTCTAATGATCCCTATAGAATACAGTTCCTTGATCCTGATTACCTTGATGAAGAAAAAAATCAAATACTTAATAACGATCAAGAAATTATTATGGGTGTGAAACTAGATAAATTTAAAAAACCTATCTCCTATATGTTGTTCAAAGAGAATCCATATAATACAAGTTTCGGTAGAAGTAACAGACAACACATAGAAGTACCAGCAGAAGATATACTTCATGCTTATAAACCTGATAGACCTGAACAAACTAGAGGATTGCCATTCATGACTACAGCTTTAGCTAGATTAAAGATGTTAGATGGTTATGAAGAAGCTGAACTTGTAGCAGCTAGAGTAGGTGCTTCTAAAATGGGCTTCATAACTAGCCCAAGTGGTGATGCTTATGTCGGTGATGATACAGAAGATGATTACACCCCTATTATGAGTGCCGAAGCAGGTACATTTGAGCAATTAGCAGAAGGACAAGGTATCGAAACTTTTGATCCACAACACCCAACATCAGGATTTGATAGCTTTCACAAGTCAGTATTACGAGGTATAGCTTCAGGATTAGGTGTTTCTTATGTGTCACTAGCCAACAATTTAGAGGGTGTAAACTATTCATCTATTCGTCAAGGCACACTAGAAGAAAGAGATAACTATAGAATTTTACAAAAATTTATGATTGATCACTTCATACAGCCTGTTTTTGAAAAATGGTTACTACAAACAATGTCATTTAAGGAGAATTTCTTACTGCCACCATCGAGATACGATAAATTTGTTGATAGTGCTATATTCATAGGTCGTAGTTGGGGCTGGATTGATCCTGTTAAGGAAGTAAAAGCTAATGTAGATGGTCTTAATGCAGGTATTGTAACTTTACAAGATGTGCAGTCTAACTATGGTAGGGATGTTGAAGAATTGTTTGAACAACATCAAAGAGAAGAAGAATTAGCTAAACAATACGACATAGCTACTGCTTATCAACCATTTGGGGCTATGAAAATGCCTGTAGATGCTGTGATACAAGAAGAAGAAGCAGAAGATGGCGACTAACTTTCCTACCAAAGGTGACGACAAAAAAATATCGCTTAGAAATAGCAATTACCCTGTTTTCGATAAAAGATTCGCTGCATCAATAAAAAAAGACGATCCTAAAATTTGGAAAGCTGGTGGGAATATAGAAGGCAACAATTCATATAATCTACTATTAAGAGCATTA